CTAACTGGAGGGCGCTCCAGCAATTCCATACCAGCCGTTATAGCCACAGCTCATTCTCATCCACCCGGCTGTCTTCACGCTGCGAGAATCGAAGTCCATGTCGTGGACCGTGTTGAAGGATTCCCTGTTGTACCAGCGCAGTTCGGTGTCGGAGTTGTTGGCTTCGATGAACCAGGCATCGGGGTCGGTTAAGTAGTCCCAAACCATCCATGTGTCGAACGACGGCATCCCCGAGCGGCGCCGGAACGCGTTGATGGCGCGGTTCGCGGTGTCGGGGCGATCGACGCCGCCGAGCAGTTCGGCGCCGATAAATTCGAGCGCGGGCGGAAAGATCGCCTTGCGCGGCGGAATGCGGATCTTCTTGCCGCGATGATCGACGGTGGTGCGCATCAGCGTCAGCATGAGCTGCATCGAGGTCACATCGGGATCCGATGCGTAGGAGAGCTTGTTCGACTGCGTGCCGCCGCCGATCAGCGGATGCGCGGTCGAAAACAGCGCCACGCCGTCCGGCCCCGTCGCCGACGTAAAGCCCGTGTTGAACACGTTCGCCGCGAGGACTTCGCGCGTTTCCTTGGCCGAGCGCCCGAGTTCGGTCGAGAGCTTGCGCACCACGCCGTATTTGTCATCGTCCATTGCGACCTTCGTCACGCGGAACCCGAGCGAGTACTGCGCGTGCACGTAGGTCTTGTTAAAGCCCGGCAGCGCTTCGTCATAGCGCGTGTCGCCGCCTTCGGGCACGACGGACATCTGCCCGAAGCCCGTCACTTCCGTCGTCTGCTCGATCGAGCGCGACGACGTTTCCATGCGAAAGACCTCCGAGAATTCCTCGGGGAACTCGGAGTATTTGGTCATGACGACCTCGTCGATCGCCGGCAGCATCGACTGCAGATAGAGATCGGGGAAAAGTGTGCGAATGAACATGGTTTCCTCTCAGATGCCTTTCTTAGACGCCTGCCGTTGCCTGGGCAGAGAAGTGCTTGTTAATGGTGACTTCGACGATGGCCGAGTCGCCTTCGAGGTTGGGCGAGATCATGGACACCGCGCGCAGCCGAAGATCGAGCCCCGCGGTCGCCGCGATCGCGATATCGACCGCCATGCGCGACATCTTCGTTAACGTGTTGCCGGTCTGCGTAAGCGAGATGTTCGAGTTCTTGCCGACGTGCGAGGCCGTCGAAACTGCGACGCCGGTTTTCACCTGGGCGTTGAAGACGCAGTCGATTTCGTCGGAGACGGAGTGCTGAGATGCCGTCGAGGCCGCGCCGTAACCGATCGACGAACCGAGCCAGAGCGTCGTGCCGGGCGTTCCCTGATAGCCGGTCTGAATGCCCGGCACGTTATAGGCCGGGGCTTCAGGCAGCACAACAGCGGCCGCAACCTTCAGCACCATGTCGAAATGGAAAAGCGCGTTCCCGTCCGTCGCCGGTTTCGCGTACTGCGTAACGCTGAACGGCGCACCGCCCGCGCGGATGATGGGACGGAACCCGAAGGGTGTATTTGGATTGGCCATACTTGCTCCTGTTTGTTCCTTTCGACGTTACCTTTGCCGTTCGACTTTGAATCCGGTTTCTCGCGAACGTCCGACCAGCGATTCGTTTTCCGACGCCGACGCCGTTACGTTGTCGCGATCGCGCAGCACGGAAACGCCGGGGGCGCCGCCCGCGTCGCGCATCGCGCGCTCGGACGCGTTCTCGAACGCCTCCTCGGCTTCTGCGACCGCGTTTTCCGATTCCTGCGCAAAGTGACGCTGGCGGGCTTCGGCCATGCGGATCGGAATCTCGCCCATGATGAGCGTGCCGACTTTGACCGGATCGCCCTTCTTGTCTTTCACGATCTGGTAGCCGCGCATGCCGAGCACGCCGATGCAGCGTTCCGAGAGGAACTTGGCGCGCATACCGGGCGTGCCGTACATCTGGACGGCTTCCTCCATCGGCTGCGCGAAGATCATCGCGTCCGATCGGTCGGCTTCGACTTCGACGGTGTGGACCGGAATCTGCAGGATGCGCTTGGCGAACGCGTCGGCGACCTTCTGCGCGCCGAACTTTGCGATCGCGTTGCGCAGGCCCTTCTGCATAAAGGGATTGGGCACGGCTTTTTCGCCCTTCTGGAGAATCGTTTCGGCCGTGATCTGCGCATAGCGTTCGAGCCCCATCGCTTCGATGCGGTCTTTGATTTCGGGGCAATTGGTCAGCAGCGGATCGGGTCCGTATACGATGCGCGTAAACGTGGGGAAGGCTTCGCCGAAGGTCTTGCGGTCGAACTCGTCGCGCAGGAATTCGACGGGATCGTCCGACTGCGATGGTTCCGGCTTGATGTCGAGCCCAAGATCGGTCGCGAGCGCTTCTTCGGTCTTCTGCGCGTCGATGCGCGCCTGGCGGTCGGCGAGGATGCGCTTATTCGCGACCTCGGCCGGGTCGATCGGCGGTTTGCGCTTGCTGCTCATCTTTTCTTACCTGTTCCCTCGTATTGCGACGCCCGCTTTGGCGCGCTTCGCGTAGGCCTCGTGGGTGATGCCCATCGCGTCGGCGATGTGCTTCTGCTGGGGCGTCAGCTCGCCGTCGTCGTCCGAGCCGGGCGCGGGACGGCCGCGTCCGTTCTCGCCCGACTGCGCCGCCACGCGCGCCAGCCGATCGGCCTCTTTGCGTTCCTTTTCCGCTTCTGCCGGGATCTTCATCTTTCCGCTCCGCAGGAATTCCAGTTCGGTTTGTTTCGCCGCCAGCTCCATCGCGATCGGCGCCGGCGTGCCCGAGCGCACGAGCGAGCCGTAGTTCACCGCGGTTGCCCTGAAGAACTCGGAATCCTTCTTCTTCAGGTCCGGATACTCCTCGATAAGCTGCTGCTCGCGCGTCAGGACCGTCGCCCGCTGGTTGATGAGGTTTTCGACTTCATCGCGCTTCACGTAGCCGCGTTTCGCCGCGAGCGTGTCGAAGCCTTTCACGCCGCCGGTCGTGATCGCTTCGAGCACGTCGGTGTCGTCTTCTTCGGGCTCCGCGGCGGCGGCGGGCGCGGCGGGCGCCGGCTGCCGCGCCTTTTCCGCCCAGAACTGCGCGGTCCGGTTGGACTCGGCGACCTGCTCTTTCAGGTCGTTGATCTGCTGCTGGAGGGCCGTCAGTTCGGGGGACGGCGCCGCTTCTTTGGGAGAAGCTTCTGTCTGTGTGGTTTCTTCAGGCATAGACGTCAGCGGTTGATTTCGACATTTCGCGCCTACATGCGCAGCGCGGCCCCGAACGCGGTGTCTTTGTACAGGTCGCGCCGCTTGCCGATGTAGGGCTTAACGCAGTCCGCACAGAGCAACTGATACACACCGTCCCGCGGAACGCAGTAAAGCCGCACCTTGTCGCCCGCGGCGCGGTCGTACAGCGTTTCCCACGACGAGTCGCACGCCTGGCAGCCGGGCGGCTGGCCGCCCGCCAGGAATTCGAGCGCCCGGTTATGCCATTCCCAACATGAGTCACATATTTGTTGCGCGTGCCCGGCGAGCCGGTGAACGCGCGACGCGACCCTGAATTTCGAGCAGTACGCGCAACGGACCGCGATCAGGTCAGGGACGCTCATCGCCGGCGTTTCGCGGGCGCGGCTTCGGCTTCGTCAGCCGCGGGCGGCGTGTCGCGTCCGAACGCGGTTTTCAGCGTCGCCGCGTCGTCGCCCTCGAACGTGAGAACGTTCGAACCCATGTGCAGCGTGACCGTGCCATCGGCGCGGAAGATGGCGAAATCCACCATGTCGTGATTGATCGTGTATTCGGTGAGGGCGATGAAATGGTCCATACCCCCGGATTCGACGCGACCGCGGCGGTTTAGCCGCTACCGGAGTGGTTTGTCCATTTCCCGGATCATGGTCGCGGGCAGCCCCAGCACGACGCGCAGCGCCGCCGCCGCGCCCTGCGAGCGGTGCAGCTCCACCCCGTCGCGCTTCTCGCACTCGCCGCGGTAGCGCTCCAGCTCGGCCGCGATGCGCGCCGTAAGGATGGCGAACGGCGGGGATTTGAGCATGTCCTCGAAGCGTTCGCGATCGAGCGCGTCGAGCGGATCGGCGACGGGGATGCTCCTGGCTTGCACGCTACAGGTCGTCCGCGTCTTCGTCGTCGGCGTCCGCGACGACCGGCTCGCGCCGCGTTTTGCGGAGCTGGCGGAGCGCCTCTTCGACGTGGCCGAGCGCGATGTCGTTTTCGCCCGACTCCTGCAGCCGGTCGATCACGAGCTGAAGCAGGTTTTCGGAACTGACGACGGGCGCGTCAGGAACGTCGCTCACTTCGCGGCCTTCGGCGGCTTCATCGTCGCCGCCTTCGGCGTTTTCTTCGCCGCGCCCGCGGAGACGCCGGCGCCGCCGCGCGCCGCGACCATCGCGTTAAAAGAGGGGGTGCATTTTGAGGCCATACCGGGCTATTCGACGCGCGATTAGGTAGCTCACTGCGCCATCCTCCGGCATGGCGGCGTTGCTCGCGCAGCAGGCCGGCGAGGCTGAAGCCGAACCGAATACACGATCAGTTCAAACTCATCGTCCGTTTGCTGATTTGGCTGCGGCTCTCTCAACCCGACAAGTTTACTTCTTCGCCGCGCCCGGGCGCGTATCGCGGGCGTGCTTCGCGTCCGCGGCGCGGCCGCGCGGGGTTTCTTTGGAACCGGCCATCAGCCCTTTGGCGTTCATAATCTTGTACGGAATCGCGGAGTCTTTCCCGTATTCCTTTTGGAGTTTTTCTTCAATGAATTTGGGCACTTTTGGCCTCTTTCACGGTAAAATAGAGGCAGGCCGCGAAGACGCGCTAACGTCTCTGCGGCCCTGACCAACGCGATCCATTGGAGGGATCACATGGCTACCGACCAGCATACAGAGTGGGTGATTTACGCGCTCACAAACCCGCGCACGCGCGCCGTGAAATACGTGGGGTACACCGCAACGGGGACAGAACGTCGCCTGCGCTCACATATGACGGACGCGATCCGGTGTCACCAGAGCAACAAGAGGAACCGATGGATACTTTCCCTTCTCTGCATCGGTCTGACGCCGGATATTGAAGTTCTCGAAACCGGCGCGGGCGCAGGTTGGAAGGATGCGGAAAGGCGCTGGATCGCGCACTACCGTGCGAACGGCGGGCAACTCGTTAACCTTCGGGACGGCGGAGCGGGTCAGCATCCGGGCGCGCCGCGACGTGCCGTGAAACACGGTCTTACCCGAACGCCCGAGCACGTCGCGTGGATGGCGATGAAAGCCCGATGTGTCGCCGGAAGCGGGGCGAAGGTATCCCCCCTCTGGCGAAAGGATTTCCCGGCGTTTCTCGCGCACGTCGGCTCGCGCCCGTCGCCGGAACACCGCATCGACCGCTTTCCGAATCAGGATGGAGACTATGAACCGGGAAATGTGCGGTGGGCAATCCAGAAAGACTTCACCAGAAGCCGGGACAAAACGATCATGGTCGAGTATCGCGGCGAGCGTCGCCCGCTGATCGAAGTCTGCGAAGAACTCGGTCTGAAATACGTAACGGTCGAAGTGCGCCGTTTGCGCGGTGTGCCCGACGCGGAGCTTTTCGCCGCGCCGCGCCCGCAACGTAAGCGCGGCGCTACGGTCTGCCTGAAGGGGCATTCCCTCGTCGGTAATAGCTACGCGACCCGGAATGGATTCCAGTGCCGCACGTGCGCCCTTGAGTATGCCAATCAGAGGTACGAAAAGATCAGGAAGCTCCGTGAAGATTCTCGTTCGCTTGATGGCCTGAATAAATGTTAGGTCCGGTAGCTTGGGGATTCCCCAGGGGTTGGGACGGAGGATTTCCCCAGAGGCCATGTAAAAATTTGATCGGATCGCCGCCGCTGCTTTGTGCTGCGGCCTGCATCACTTTTTCAATCACCGCTTGTTGCAGTGTTTTGGCCTGAAGGGCGGCCAGATGGTTCAGGTAGTGCGAGTGCAGCGCGCGCTCGGCTTCCGGGTCGCGGTTCGGGTCGGCCTGCGACTGCTGGAAGTCCTTAAAGTGCCGGATCATGTGGACCTGATCGTTATCCATCGGGTTCACGTGAACGTCTTCGCCTTCCTGCATCCGCGTCCATTCATGCTGCGGATCGATCGGGATGTCGGGCGCGGCGGGCTCCGGAACCAGATCCGAGAAGTTCGGATCGCCCAGTGCCTCGTGCGCGTCGTTCGTCACGGCCCACAAGGCCCTGGGGTTTTGAACAATAATTGGGTTCTGTAAATCGAGCTGGTAGCGCGCCAGCGCCTGCTCTTTTTTCACCTCTTTACTCCACACGCTTCCGGCGAACTCCAGCCGGAAGTCGTAGCGCCCGTCGCGGTCCTCCATCGTGATCGCCGCGGCGCCGTTGTTCGTTTCGAACAACCCGTCCGCGTCCTCCTCGGTCACGCGGAAGAAGGTCTGCTCGGGCGAGAACATGAATTCCAGATCCCAGAAGTGCGCGAGCACGAGCGCCATGTCCTCGCGCAACACCTTCGTGTCGAGCGAGATGCGCACGTTTCCCTCTTCCAGCAGTTTCACCGTCTGCGTCGCCGTGCGCGGCGCGTTGGGGCGGTCGGACTGCCGGCCGAGCTGCAGGTCCGAGAGTCCCGTCAGCTTTTCGCCGTACGCGAGCACGCTCTGCTCTTTCCACGTCAGGGCTTCGAGGTTCACGCGGTACTGGAGCTGAACGATGTCGGTCTGCGGATTGTCGAGCGGGATGCCGAGGCCCGGCTTGAGAACGATCGTTTCCGGCGTGACGCCCGACGCGGGACGGTAGCCGACCGGCGGCGACGTCGCGAGCTGCACGCCTTCGGTGCCGAGGTTGTGATTGACCTTCAGCTCGTCTTCGAGGTCGATCAGCATCTCGCAGTAACCGGGCGACCAATAGGTTCCGTCCTTGCACATCGACGACTCGACGAACGGGCGGCGATGGCGCATCGTGGGGTACAGGTCTTCGAGCGACTGCACGCCGATAACGAGGTTCAGGTCGATGAGGTAGCGGACGACGAACTCCTTTTGACGCATCTCGCGCTGTTTGAAATCCCACTCGCCGGCGTCCTGTTTGCCCTTGAGCGGCCGCCATTTCCCGTACCACTCGATCATCGTGACCCACTCGCCCGACGACATCGGACGTTCGTAAACCACGCCTTCGGCGTCGTCCTTCTGGCGTTTGACCTCTTCGCCCTCCGATTCGCGGCGCGTGCCGTGCTGCGCGAGGTTCACGATGGTGTCCCAGTTGTCGGTGATGCCCTGGTAGCGGCCTTCGGCCTCGCCCACGAGGAGCTGGTCGGGCGTGACGCGCACGCGGCGGATGACGAAGGAGAAATCGTGCAGCGTTTCTGCGTCTTCGGCCGGCACGATGAAATCGTCCGGCCAGAGCGGCTCGAAGCCAGGCCCCTCGTAATCGACGACGGTTTCGCCGGCGACTTCGTAGGTGTCGCGCTTCCACGGCGAGTATGCGATGCTCTTCCCAAAAATCAGCTTTCTCAATACGAACACGCAGAACGGGCTCAGCAGCTTCATGCTGTTGAACACGCGCCACGTCATGTAACGCGAAATCTTCTTGTCTTTGCGGTAGTCGGACGGGCCGACGGGGACCGCGACGATCTCGGCGTCGTCGCCGAACAGGCCGTCCATCTCCTTCGCCCATTTGGTGAACACATTCCAGCGGCAGTAGGGAACGGGCAGGTTCGAGGTGTCTTCTTCGCCCATCAGCGGCGCGTCGACCGCGCAGCGCCAGCGCCGGTAAAACTCCACAAAGCGCCGCATGCGGCGGTCGTGGTCCGAGATCGCGTTACGGTAGTCCGACTGGATCCGCGACGCGATACGCGAGACTTCGGCTTCCGGCCATTTGAGCTGAAACGACTTCTGGCCCTGCTTCTTCTGCGGCGCGGGCGGTTCGGGCGCGGGCGCCGGCGCGGGAGCCGCGTTCGGAGGAGCCCCGTTCATCGTAGGAGTCACACTGCGTTATTCGCCCCAAACGCGCTAGAATCTCCCTTTTGAGGCACGCCACAACCGAGTTGCGAACCTGGATTCCACCGGGCTACTGGATGCACGAGACGGGCCGCGAACTGAAGCCCGCCGTCGAAGCCTACCTGACCGATCCCGCGACGCTCACGCTGCGCCAGATCGCGGTGCTGAAGGCATATCTGTTTCAGTGGATCTCGTCGGGCGTGTGGGACATGAACCCGGACGCCGACGACGCGGCGCGGGCGCGGCTGCAGGCGTTGCGCGAGAGCGCGGGCCGCATCGTAACCGTGGCGGACATTCACGCGTGGCTCATGAACGCGCTCGACGAAGGAATCGACCCGCTCTAAGCGCGTTTCTTCTTCAGCCGCGGGGCTTCCCGATTTGCCACGTCGCCGGCGCGGGCCGCGGGCGCGCGATCGAGCGCGCGGCGGCCAGCGGGACCGCTTCAAACTTCCGGCTTCCGGTCTGTGTCACGTCGCACGCCGCCTCGATCTGCCCCTTGAGCAGAAACTTTTCGAGCGCGGTCTTCGTGATCGTGACAACCTTCATAAACGCGGTCTTCGTGAGCAGCTTCCGCACCTTCCACACGTTGGGCTTCGCCTCCATGCCGCGCGCCGAGATTTGCAGCGTGTAGCGCTCGCCGCGCGCGCTGAACGCGGTGGCGTCGTCGGCCTCGGCGACCAGCTCCCTGAGCCCGGCGAGCGCGTGCTGATATTTGCGCTCGGTGGGCGCGAAGTCCTCGCGCAGCTTCGCCAAATCGCCAAAGGTATCGACCAGGTTGGGGGGGATGACGGGTTCGAGGACAGGGACAGGTTTGCGCGCGGCGGAGGCCATACGACTGCGTTCGACGACGCGGCGCGAATCGCTCTGCGGAGGAAAAGGTTTAAAAAAGGAGCGTCCGCGCCGCGTTCGATTCACAAAGCGAAAGCAGCAATGGCGGAACTGCCGTCGCCCGATGCCGTCAGTCTACACCGGTTGGCGCCGGCGCGTCGGCGTCGAGCGTGGCGTCTTCGATGCGCGTCCGCAGCCGCTTCAGTTCCTCGCGCAGTTCGCCCGGCATAGGCCGCGGCGCGTAGGTGTGCATCATGACCGCGAGCGAGTGCAGATCATCGGCGTCGAGCGCGACGTCCACCGTGTCGAGCCTGCCGGCGATGAGCAGGTCCGCGTAGATGCGGCGGGCGCAAACGTGCAGCTTGTTCGGCGCCGCGACCGCGCGCAGCCAGTCCGCGAGCGCCGCGCGCAGCACGAACGTCTCGATCGCGTCGAGCGTCATGCGTTCGTCTTCGTTCCCGCCAAAGCGCGTTGAGGCGACCATGCAACGTTACGGTCGAGCACGCTAATTTCGACACCCGCTTCGTTCAAAAGGTTCGTGAGCGACGGCGTTACGGCGGCGTCCGTCCACGCGCCGATCACTTCGGCCGCCAGTGCGCAGGTCGTGCAAAGCGTCGGCTCGAACCACGCGCAGGGCGGGTTACAGGCGTGGTCGTCGGTGCAGCCGCAAACGCGGCAGGTCGGTTCACTCATGCGTTCGTCGTCTCCGTCTCCGCCGGTCGCGGTCTGTTCAGAATAACGAGGAAACCGTTACTGTGCGGCGTCACAGATTCCAGCGTCCACCCCTCCGCGGCCTTCTGGTTCAGCCACGACTCGGGAATGTCGGCCATCTGAACAATCGCGTATTCGAGCGCCGCGGGCGCCGGCGCGGTCTTCGCGGGCCATGTGAACTCGGTCATCGCACCCTCACCGTTCCCCCGCGCCGGCGGTCGTCCGGATTCGGCGGCGGCACGCCGTAGCGCGTCATTACCGGCGGCGCGATCGGACGCGGCGCGACGGGCCGCGGCATCCGCAGGATGACGACGCAGGCGAGCGCGAGCGCGATCACGCAGTCGTCGTGCGTGCCCGATTGCGCGGCGGCCTTGCCGTTCTTATGAATCACAAATGTCAGCAGTTCGGTCTGCGTCACCTGGTCGTGGACCGCGATCGCGTCCTGCCGGATCAATTCATCCAGCATCGATATAAGGAGCGCGCGCGAAACGCCGTCCGTCTGCCAGCCGAGCTTGTCGCTCCGGATCTGCGGGTCCTGGTCGGCCGCCACAGGCCGATGGTAGAGCAGCGTGCGCGGATAGTCCGCGTTCATGATCGCTTCGAGCATCGAGACGCCGCCGCCGCCCGGATTGATCTCGCCCGCGATCTGCGCCATGTGATAGAACTGCCCCAGGGCCGCGATATACCTGCCCGTTTCACCGGGCATCATTCTTGCCCTCAGACAAGCGACCTGCTCGCCCGTGTCGCGGTCCAGCACCTGCGCGACCGAGTAATCCGGATCGCTCTGCCCGTCGCCTTCCGTCACGTCGATTCCCTGCGCGCAGTCGGCGCCGATCGCGTACAGCCGGCCGCGCTCGGGCCGCTTCCAGATGCGCACGGCGCCGCGCTCGCCCGGCAGGAACACGATACGGCGCTCGGTTCCGACCATTTCCGACTGCAGCTCGCCCGCCGCCGGCTCGCGCTGAATCGGCATCCGCTGAATGTGCGGCACGCTGAAGCGGTTGCGCGAGCTGGCCGTGAACGCCTCTTCGGGCGTCGCGGGGTGTTCGCGCATGAAGCGCGTCACGTCGCCCACGAAGTCGTTCGCAATCGTCCAGCGGCGCCAGGCGAGCTGCGGGAAGTCGAGGTTAAAGCGCCCCATCAGTTCGCGCTCGTCCTTCGTCACGCTGTTGCCGAACTGCTCCGGATCCAGAATCGGCATCCGGTTCGCGCCGTGCTCCCACCAGCCCATGAACAGACCGACCCATTCGCCCTCTGCGGTCGGGTCCATCGCGGCTTGCCACATGCGATGGAACGTGTCGCCGATCGTCTTGGCCGTGCCCTCGATCACGGCGCAGGTGTCGGGCAGCTTGGGCACGGCCGCCATGACCGCGCTCAACGTGTCGAGCGGTCGCTCGTAGTAGGGGAATTCCGAGAAATGCACGTTCGTCAGCCGGAAGGAGCGCCCGAAGTTCGTCGAGCCCGCGGTCTTGACGATGATGAACGACGATTCCGGATCGCCGGCGTGTTCATAGCTGATCTGATCGGCCAGCACGACGGACTTCGGCAGCCGGATCACGCCCGCGAACGGCTTATAGGTCTGCTGAAACCGCGTGTAAATCTTGAAGATGTTCTCCGTGCTCGTCGCGTCGTGCGCGAGTACGGCCGTATGGACTCCTGCGTCGAACGCGGTCGCGTGGAAGAACTCCGCCGCCGTGCCCGTCGTCGCCTGAATGCGGCGGGACTTTAAATAGATGAGGCGCACGGGCACGCCGCGGTCGCGCTGGCGCCGGATCGCCGCGCGCAGGCGGAGCTGGCCGGGGCCAAGCTCCATCGGCACGAGCGTCTTGCTCTCTGTCTCCACGGTTAATGAAGTTCGACAGAAGCTCTGATGATCGCGGAACTCGCGGTAGACGAGCGCGATCTCTTCGGGCTTCATCGCGGCGAGCGTCATTCGTCTGCGTCCTGCTCGAAAGGATGGTCCTCGGCATAGCCGTCGTACGAGAAAGCGAGATCACCCTCGCCCACCACGAACGACGCCGTGCTCCCGTCGTCAAAGTGCAGATAAATGCGGCTCTTGCGATCATCCGGATTCGGGTACCGGGCTACAACCTCCTCCCAGTCGGTGCAGGTTACTTCCAGGATGGTTCTGCCCGTAATCGGAAGCGCGTCGCGAATGGATGAGAGCGTCATTCGTCGCCGCGCGCGATCTGGCTGCGAATCATCAATTGAATCGTCGCCTCTTCATCCGGATTGAGCGGCCCGTTCTCCCGCGTCCACTCCGCCGCGCGTTCGATGCGGTCCGTCAGATCGTCGATTCCCGAGATCAGCGTCCAGCCGCCGACGATTGCGTGGAACTCGTCGCGGATCATATCGCCCCCGCCTCCCAGAACCGCGTTTCCACCTTCGCCCTGGCGTCGGCGAGCTTCGCCCGCGTCCACGTCGGCGACATCCCGACGGCGCGAGCCACGGCCCTGACGGGCTCGCCCGCGAGCTGGGCGCGCAGCACGCGGCGTTCGATCTCGGGCAGATCGTCGAGCGCCGCCGCCAGCATCCCGCGGATCTGCTCGCGCTCCACCACGTCGTCGGGCAGCGGGGCGCGGTCGGTATCGAGCGCCGGCGGAAGCCAGCCGTCCTCGCTGCGCAGCGCCTGCAGCGATACGTTCGCTTCCTCGCGGTACGCTCTGCGCTTCTGCGAGTCGATGATCGCGCCACGCACGCGGAAGTAGGCGAACGATTCGAAGCCAACGGCGCTGGCCTTCGCGGGATCGAACACCGCCGCCGCGCGCACGAGGCCGAGATGACCGGCCTGCGTGAGGTCGTCCAACTCTATATGAGCAGCGAACATGGGGCGCACATCGCGCGCGATTCTCTCGACCATCGGCATGAGCGAAATAATACACTTCTCGCGCTGCCAGCGCCGCCAGGCGCCCTTTTTCCCAGCAATTTTAGGGTTTTCGCCCGTATGTTTATGATTCGATTGACGCGCGTGCAAGACGGCGAAATCCCAGAGCCGGACGGCGAGGGAGTATTTCGCCGCCCGCGTCATTACTCCACCGCCAGAACGTCTTCGATGTGATCCTGGATTGACTGCGCCAGTTCGGCGATGTCTTCCGGTGTCGCATCATCGGGCAGAAAATGCCTGGCCAGATCGGCACAGGCTGGATCGTATCCATTGGGCATTTCACTTCACCGCCACGGCTTCGGCT